CAAGCTACACACAAATCCGGCATAAGCCGTTAGCTTCGCTTAGAGCCCGACGAGGACTTCCTTAAGGGGAAATCATAACCACGGTTGCTTTAGCTCCGTGCTGCGAGAAAACAAAAAAAGAATAAACCACAAGGCTAAGGTCTCGCCAACCAAGTAGACCACTAATCCCTTTCCTAAATCCCCTCTCTCGAGGTTGTCTCTTACGGCTACACAATGCCGCTGGATCGCCTCCCAAATAAAAAAGAACCCGGGTTCAACCCTTGCTACGCGCCAAAGCAAGCAGGAGACCGTGGAAACCATCACCGAGAAACTTAATCGAACGCTTAGGTCGATCTTTCGGTTCAGGTTTCCCGTAACCACGGGGAAGAGAAAAACCTCCAGAAGGCAAGAGAAAGCCAAGTGAAGGAGGAGAGAAAAAATTTTTTTTGGCGTAGTGGTGGGGAGACGGACCGACCTTGACAAGTTCAACCTTTCTTTGCAAGAAAGGGTGATCGTCGATCCACTCAACGCGGGACTCCTCGTCTGTCAGTATACGATCTGGATAAAATGTCTGCCAATGCTTAAGCATCGACGTAGGCCAGAGAAACTGCCACGAGGGAGAACCCACATCCCACAACCACTTTTCAGGCAGGGTAGGAATCCCTTCTGTCTTTTCTGAAAAAGCCCGTCTGAGGATGTAAGACTCCTCGGGCTGCGCCGTCCTCTCCCCGGTAAAGGGATCTCTCCCTGTACCGTGGAGGCCAACGCCCGTCCACGCTTGGACGAACTTTTTCTTTTGTGCATTACTTTCTGCCGTGACCCAGTCATAGAACTCGGGTCTCGGAGGGTTGGCCAAAGTAACGCTAGGGACCCTACGCGTACCAACGGTTTCAACAGGAGCAGGGCCAATCTGACGGGCCCTGCGGAACCAAGATTTTGTCAGAAGAAAAAGGATAGTCTTTCGAGGAATTTCGGATAGGTCCATGGTGCGCAATGCTATTTCGTGACGCATTGCGACATTCAAAACCCAGGCTTGAACTTCGCGCTTCAAACCCTGGATACCTTGCCAGACCTCTCTCAAAATACTATCAGGCTCTTGACGGAAGGGACGAAGGAATGAGAGACCGGGCTTGGGGTTAAGCCCCTTACGCAACCTACTGCAAGGCTGACTATTCAAGTCAGCCCAGTAGTCTTCGATACCGGTCTTCGTCTCATTGACAACTAAACCATAAGTGCCAGTCACTTTCCGCCAAAGCGAAAAAAACTCTTGTGTGCCGGCAAAAAGGCAGTCGTCTCCATTCATCCTGGAGATCCTACGCACACCAGACCCAAAAAAAATGTCACAAGAAATGTCGTAGCAGGCTTTATTGAGGAGACAGAGGATGGGGAAACTAACCAAGTTACCCATCATGGAACCTCTCAAAATCGGCCACTGCTTACCTTTGCGTGACACCCATCTCAGGTTGGTGAAGGACCCTACCAAAACCTTCCGTTCTTCTTCTTCCAACTCCTCTTCTTCCGCAAGGACTTCGACTATGGCCAAAACGGCCTCCTGGTAGATATTGTCAGTGGCTGCAGTATAGTCACCACTGATAATCTTTTCACCTACCTTGAGATCATTAAAGACCGCATCGAAATCCTCCCTTTTGACGTCCCCTCGAACCAGCCACCCAAACTCGCTCAGGTGGTCATACAAGGCTGTATGAACCGGTCGAAGAACTCTCTTTACCCTAGCGGACTGCATAGTCACAGTCCGAAATTTTCCCTTTGTCTTCGCAACTCCAGCCCTTACGAGGCTATCATCGAGCGAACACTCTTCGGGGAGGGTGGCAAGAGTACCTCCTTCCAATTTCGTTGTCTCAAGACAACCCTGTTGGTCGGGGACGTACCCGCTCCTCTCTCGCCCGTCGGACGCGCCGACATACACGGCCTCGCTGCCGTCTTTCCTTTCTCTCTCCAACCTCGAACCCCAGCCGGACACTAGCTCTCTAACCCGCCTCTTCAGTAGCCATATAGGATCATGGCACCAAGAGACAGTAGGAAATTTGGGCTTGACACTTACGTGTTTTTGCCAAGCTAGCTGTGACAAGCGAGAAGCGACCTTATCAC